GTCATCCATGGCAACCGTTAATTTATCTGTACTTGCAGCAAGGTTTGTTATTTCAGTTCCTTTATAGGATTGAACGGTTTTATAAAGGTCAGTTAATGCTTTTTGGCTGATAGCAAGCCCACCGGTTAGACCGTCTATCTCTGACTGAATTTTAGGAAGATCAAGTATACTATCAATCCTTTCTATTGCCATTTACTTGTGTTTTGTGGCTGCATTAGCCTTTGTTATTTTATCATTCAGCATATTAACAGCGGTTATAAACTGGTAAACGGTTATATCTTTTTCCCGCATAGCATACCCGTTTTCTTTACTCAATAACAGTAACGTTTTACTATAATATTCGCGGCCGGTTTGTCCTTTGCTTGCTTCCTGAATTTTCTTTAACTCATTTTCTTTTAGCTGCAATTGAGCCACCAGTTTCTTTGCCCGGATGGCTACGCCTTTTAACTTTTTATGCGTAACATTCAATGTGTCATTTTCCTGTAAATCACATTTTAAAAAGAGCGCATTCAGAATATCAACCAATTCCTTATCGTAACAAATAAGCAGATGTTGAATGATGCCATCTACTAAAACCAGTTTTCCATTTATGGTATTTACGGCCTGTACTAATTCAAGTTCCTGCGAATGCTTATCGCTCATCATCAAACCGGAATATTCAGCATGCAGTTTGTTCCATGCGTTCTGAATTTCTTCAACCGGCGGATCACCATCTACTATTAAACTTTCAAGTTCGTTTTCATACAGGCAATCCAAAAAAACATCAAGCGGACACTTCTGGCATGACTGATATAATTTCCAGGATGGTGTATTTGTTTGCACGGGCTTTATCAACGGAACAGATAAAGAACTTTCCTTTTGATCCTTCCTTGCAAACAGCTTTTTCTTCATTGGTTTTTATTGCTTGTTTTTTTGCTTCAATAATTGCCCTATCAAATTCTATCCTCCTTCTCCGGGCTTTCTGAACGCATGATGAACAACCCATTAGATTTGCTTTTCAATTTCTTTTACTAAAACATTTCCGGCTATATCAGCATAAGTCTGTTTCCTTTCATCGGCCAGGGTGAATATTCCATCTCCATACTTTTCAGTAAGCATTTCTGTTTTAGTATCCAGCGAATCAACTACTATACCCTCTGCTCTCGGATCGGCAAATATTCCACTGTAGAAATCACCCGTTAATTTCAAATCCACATTACCAAAACCGGCCTTGCTATTCATGGCATTTTTCTTAGCTGCGTATTCCTTATTCTGATACTTGCCAATCTTTTCACCATCACTGGCCAGGCCCAATGTCATTTGATCTTTTTGGAGCCCTACATAATCCTTTTTAGTTGCATCAAAAGCATTATCAACAGCCTGCGGTAAGTCGATCTTTAAAACCGATTGAAGCATGTTGTTAATAGTACGCATTAGTTATTCTTTGATAAAAAAGTCTCTACTGTTTGTAAGCCCGATTCCGTAGCGTCCAATTCTTCAATAATCATTTGGCCCCGTTCACTCAAAACATCTTCAACATTCATACTCTTAACCAATGACCTTAATTCGATCAATTTATCCTGTAGATATTGGTGAAGATTATTACCATTCATAAGCAAAAAGGCCGGCCAATTGACCGGCCCCTTGTTGTTATTCAGGAAAAGAATTAACTGCTTGCTGATACTTCCAGCTCGATAGCATCACTTTCATAACCCTCTACGCCGGCTGCATCTAATACACTTGGAGCGGCCAAACTGATAAGGATTACACCGCTATCCGGATAATCAGAATCTGCTGTATCGAACGTTAATTGGAATCGCTTATCTGTACCACCGATAACACTTACTGCAGTGATGGTAACATCTTCACCGGTTTCGCCATTTTCAGCAACCCAGCGGGCAGGATTTGCCAGTTCAGTACCATACAATTCAGCCATATTAACAGCGCCGCAATCCAGCAATGCAGCAACTTCTGCAATACCTGAATCGGAATCGAAAGCTATCTCTGTAAGGGTTACATCTTCCAAACCTTCAATGCCTTCAATAGTGGAATCCAGTTTAGCATAACCTACACCTTCATTCACGTAACGCGGGCCAAATGCCAGGTTGATTTTATAAGCGGTAACATTGGAACCGTCATTCATCATCCATGGATCTGTCCAGATGTAGTTTGCCGGAACGCCCCAAATTTCACCGGCCACTTTCTGCCATCCGAAAAGGGTAAATTCAGAATCATAGAAAATAAAATATCCGCCATTCTGGTTATGGCTGCGTAATGCTTTTTGAAGGCATAAACCGCCATTGGTGAATTGGAAGGTCCAGTTTAAAATACCCTCACGAACGACAGCAATGGAACCATCGGAAAATTCCTGCGTGGTTTTATCGCCGCCGCTGTTAGCCGGATTTTTAAGCCTGTGAATAGGGAAAATTCGCTGCCCTTTGTTATCGTCGGCAGCGGCTGCGCGAAGGGCTGTAATAGCAGCTTCTTTAGATGCAAGCTCTGCCCCCGATAGTTTAAAAGAAGATGATACCAGGAAGGCCCCAATAATCAGCTTAGGGTCTGCAAAGCAGTCCGCAAAGCCGGTATTTTTCCTTGTAGTGGTACAATCTGTTGAATTAAAGATTGTGCTCATTGTATAAATGATTTTAAGGACACTTGTTAAAATAAAATTTCAGGTTGAGATTTGTAATCTCGATTGCATCTACAAAGTCTGTCAGTTTATTTTGATCATTGCCGCCGCCAGCTGCTACTCTACCCCAATACAGTCTATCTGTTTTGTCATGGGTTATATCATCGCCATTGGCTTGAAAGATGAGCGGATGTTTGGCTATTTGTTCCAATAGTTCGTAATACAGCGGGTAAAGAACTGGTTTGAATACTTTGGTGTAGCGGTCATCAACTTTACGGGTTGATTCGGTTTGATGAGCGATAATAATATTGAGGTTTGCCTCAGTATATTCACCAACCTTTCTACCTCTCTTTTCCGTGAAGTCCTGCACCAAATAAATCAACGGAGACTTCTTTGCCTGGTAAGCATTGGCCCGGTCCATCTCCATAAGGGTTTGAATCAATTCGACTTTGTGCCCTTTCTGATAATTTACCGTTTCAATTGTGGTACGCCCTAATGCCGCTGTTTCGTTTTCCTGGATGGTAGTAAGCATAGCCGCTTGTACGGCTGCAACTATTTCACCAATCACATCAACGATATACAAAGGCATTATTTTATTCATATCCCGAAAGCGTTTATAGTTCCGAAATACGATCCGCATACCTCACTGCTTACCCACTCAGGATAAACCGCTGTATTTACATTTAAGAACTGCCATAGTACCCTAACATCTTTAACCATTGAATTCCAAGCCTGCGATAGTTTAAAAGTTGGACTGACGTTCACAGCATTTTCTGCCGTGGCACTCACTACACCAACACCGCTATTTTGTGCAGCGGTATCGCGGGTATAATGGAACCAAACAAAAGCTGCAATAGGTCCGCCGGGTATTTGATTAACCGGCGCTAATCCAACCCATTTAGAAGGCCTGCTACTGCTATTGGTGAACGATACACCATCCAGTATGTCTTTCCATCGCTGGTCAAGGTCTTCATCGCTGCCCAAATCTTCAATGGCTTGATTAAGCGCATTTGCCAGGCTTTCACCCATGACCTTTGATAACAACTCAGGTTCATACATTGTGATGTAAGCATCTACAGTGTCCTGAACTGGAATTGAACCCAATTGAGGTATTACCAAAGGCCCGGTGAAATATGAACGATCAATGATCATTTACTGACTGATTTTAGCTGGTAGAATCTTCGCCTATTGCATCCCTTACGGTTGCGAAATCAGGACCTTTTACGATGGCTGGTTTACGGACATCACTGATGTAATCGAAATAGAATTGCTCCATTACAACAGAGAATTTGTTTTCCGCAAAGTCAGTACCGTTGTAACCGATACGAACGATTAAACCACCGCGAAGGATTACATTGTACTGTTTCAGGTCACCTACTACGACAGCATTTGCTGCCATATCAGGATTACCCACGAAGTTGATACCGTTAAGCACTTCAGGACGGTTAACGTAAGCACCGGTGCCGTCTTTAGTAACACCCATACGGTACTTTTTAAACGTGCTCATGATAGCAGCGTTTGCCAGGTTACCGAGTGTAGCGTTATCGACCTGCGCGGCCATTGCTGCGATTGCATCAAAATCATTTACATATTCCACCATATCAGTACCGCCACCGGTAAATGAACTGGAAGTATTGTAAAGAGTAGCTGCTGCAATTAGGTTAGCAAGGACGTCGGCATTAACCACGTTCAGCAAATCAATGCGGCCTTTATTCAGGATGTCATCCTGTAACCTGCGGAAATCAATACTGAATTCTTCGGTAAAGGAGATCAACTGCGCAACCTTTTTGTAAGTTTTGCTTACAAGTTTGTAAGAATACTGCACCGTTGGTTTTGTAGCACCCTCAGTTACTACAGTAGCAGCGCCTGATTTAGCGATTTCCTCGTAATACATTACGATCGGCATACCACTTACAAACTCACTGGTAGACACGTTTACCAGGTCGAAGATCCACGGCGTGTTCCTGTACTGTGATTCGATGGCAGAGTTACCGCCTAAACGCAATAGGGTACTTGCCAGCAGCGTTTGAGAGATCGAAGCAGTACCACCACCAAGACCGTCAATTGTTGCTGTAACAGCCGCTTTTGTTGCATTGCGGGAATCAAACGGACGCATTGCAAACTCGCCACTTGCTTTTTGCTCCAAAAGGAATTCCATATAACCGTTGCGGCTATTGTAAACTTCTTTCAGTTTGGTTTCGTGGTCAGCCAGCATTTGTGCAACGCTCTTGCCTTTGGCGGGATTGCTTGTAATTTTTTCCATCAATCCGCCAAGCGTATCGCCCTGCTCTTTAGCGATTGCCTTGAGTTCAGTGATAACCGTATCAGATGCTTCTTTCTGATCATCATATTGTTTTTGGGTGATGAATCCCCCGTTTTTTACAGCTTCGGCCGCGATCTCTTTCGCCTTAGCTTCATAAGCTGCGAATTTTTCTGCAATACGGGCAGAGGCGGCGTTACCCACTTTCTCCACCAGTTCTTGTAATTGTTTTTCGTCCATGATTGACAAATGTTTTAAAGAATGAAAATTGTTTTTTTGAGAGCCTCGGAAACGTCGAACGGCTGTAAAGGCGGCTGGTTATCGGTGCCCGAAGGCGGCGGATTTCCGGTGTCTTTGGCAGAAACTTCTAATGTTCCACTGAGTATATTCGCACCGAGTAATACGGCTGAATTTTCGAGTAATTTGAATTCACTTACTAACCAGAAATAGCCTTTCTCCTCTACCAATTCACGGTTAATAATTTGATCGATGTACTTATTCCATAAATCACTTTCTTTTTCGTAATCGCTATCATTGATGGCTAATTCTACTCTGACGTAATTAATTGAAATGGAATGTTGCCGGATTTTGCCGGATTTGTATTTATTAAAAACCATTTCATTGTAATCCTTACGAACATCGGTTTCGAAGATTAAAGCTTGCGCGGCGCCGGGTTGATTTAATCCTAGTTGTGAAAGAGCCACATCTTCATAATATATCTTTTGTACATCGCCAACCTCTGAACCTATCTTCCAATCATGGTCATGTATGTGAGGTATTAGTCCTTTTCGCTCAGTGAATGATTTTTTACCAGCATCCCGGTTAAGTACGTCCATTTGGCTGTCGCAAAACATACTGGTATTTGCAGCAACCTTTACCCGGATAACGGTTGCATCAGTTGGTATTTCGCCAATTGTAGCGGCCTTTGAAGCGCCATCTTTGTTTGCTGTGAAATATGAAGCCGGGGCGGTAGGGCAATAGAAATGTTTAGGCATCATCTTCTTTTCATTGACGATAGCCTGTTTATTAGCAATAAGATAATTGTACAAATCTTTCCCTTGCAATCCTGCCGGTATTTCAACTTTCATGGCACTTTATTATTGTTTGAGCCGTTTGCAATGCTTTTTCTTTAATCTTTTTTTGAGCCTTAATTTCCTCCAGTGTCTGTTTGTCCACTTTCGGTTTGGGCTGTACTGGTTGTTGTTCCATCTTGAATAGTATTTGTTGAATGAGTTTTAAGCCACTCATAGTAATATTTATCACCATCCGGAACCGTATCCTCTCCCATCAGCTCCAGCGCCCGGTTATAGGTGATCATGTTTTTTTCAAACTCATTTATAACAGCTTCGCCCAGAACTTTTCGAGTATCAGCGGCGGCTTTTTGGTCATCCTGCATGGCAGGAACATGATTGTAATCACGCTGCCATTCCGTGCCGTTTTCCTCTGCTTTAAATGCCTCTGCTAATTGTTGTTCTATAGAGCAGGATTCAGGAATAATAGCATCCTGGTACAGGTTACGGGTTAGTGCATCGACTTCTGTACCATTGAGGCTACTACCTGAATCAGCTAATAATTTCCATGGGTAATACCAGGCGTTACAAAGGGCTCGTACGTCAGCATCTATTTCTTCAAACAACATCAGGTCTTTGGTAGGTCTGCCCATGGCCTGAAACTGCAAAGGATTCTGGCTGATGATGTATCTGTATTGTTTGGCAGTAATGCCGTATTGCATGCGGAATTTAGACTGCAGGTCTGTTTCTTCTTCCGAGGTCATGCTCATAGGCACATACTGGCCGGTGCCGGGATTGGGCGAAACAATACCCTGTGAGCCTGCATAATTTATTAACTCTCCCCGGCTTTCATAAGCGGCTATGATATTGTTAATTGGCTTTTCCTGAGCTCTCACTTTGGATTCAGGAAACAGTAACAATTCGGCCATTCCGCCAGTACCGTCAATGGTTCCTGTATACATCCGGGGAACAACATCTTTGATAATAACAATCTGCTCCAAATCAAGCGGTGACTGTGAACCACCCACGGTTAAAGTCAATTCAGATAAAACATCTTTTAAGTTCCTTTGATTCTTCCAGTACATTGTTTCCCGCCAGGTAAGCATGTAAGGCGGAATCAGGAATAAAGAGCTGGCTTCTGATAGACCGCGTTTAGCGATTATCGGGCTGGAATAAATCGGGAGAATAACGCACCAGCCAAATACATCAATGTAAATTTTTAACTGTGTTTCGAATTGCTGACCGGATTGAAAGGGATTCGGTTTGTTTAAAAGTTTCCTGCATTTATTGGCATATTCGCTTTTGTCTTCTTTGCCTTTTCCCTTATAAGTGGTCTTCATAATCCAGCGCTTACCATTACAATGAGCTGAAGCCCGCCGGTTGATTATTGATTGTAATTCCGGGCACTGTGTATAAGCTTTCAAAGAACTTTCAACACCTGAGTAAGTGAAAAAGGAAGTATTGCCACCGGTACCGAAAAAGAACATTCCGTTACGATAAGCATAAGGTTCAATGGTCTGGCTACCTGACAGTGATTTGAAGGCATTACCTAAGTTGCCTTTTAAAAGTTCCTGTTTAAACACTTTCAAGTTTGCCATAATGAAAAAAGGGCCAATAATCACCGTGGTGAATACTGGCCCTCTAATGCTTTTTAAGCGGAGCTCAATTTTTTTGGGAACGTTAGGTTTTAGCTTTCTGTTCCTTATTTGTGACCGGCAAGGCCGGAATAGTTATAACATTTGTGTGCTTACATTTTGGACATTTGATTTCTAGTTTACCTTTTTCTACCCATGCCATTAGCAGCAATCTATTACACTTACAACGTATTGAATGCAGTTTACCTGCCATATTGAACGTAAATATATAAATAATCTAAAAATTAGACTGAAAATATATTTCACAGAATAAAAATAGGGTGTAGTTTTATCAACAGTTGTGAACTTTGGAATGTTTTGGGGAGTCATCTTGTAAAAAGATGGCTCTTTTTTTAGCTTAAAAACTTCTTCACCCATTCCCCGCCAATGTTTACCTGGTCTCCCACTATCATATAAATGCACGTTTTAAATAACCAGCCGCGAAGTGTAACGGACATCTGATGGTAGTACACTGCATGAAGCGCCGTTAGTTTCTTGTAATCTTCCCGGTTTGGTATAGCCTTTGAAACCGATAGACAGTCATCTATTAAAAGGATATTAAAGAAGCCTTGGGAAAACTGCTTTGTTAGGATGGCGAGGATTATTTCGGCTTCGATTTCGGTCATGGATTATTTGCAACTGCTGTTTTGATTGTAGCTTGTTTCCCGCAAAACGGACAATAAGTAACCGTGTTTGAATATTCACCGTTACCTACCCAAAAGTGACCTGTTTCAACTTCCCAGCATTGTTCTACAGCTTGACCGTTAATACCGTCTATAGTATCATCGGGTGCATAACAGAGATGAAACTTAGGCTTTTCAGTTTGTTTGTTATCCATTATTTCAAATTTATCACTCCAAAGGCCTGCAATACCAGCATAACAACAATGAACACGCCAGCTAATAAAGCGTAAGTTTTGAGGCGAGATTTAAAGTTTTCCGGTTCGTACATTATTTAGGTATTAACTGCCAGTGATCGGCTTTAAAAACTATTATATCATCTCCTGATCTATCCTGAAAACTATCACCTACATTTTCATCCTTTGTCCAGGTTGCCACTCCAATATACTTTCCATCTCTCCATAAATGATATTTGCTGCCATAAATCAGGATGGTTTTTTCATCTTCTTTTGGGTTCAGGTTATGGAGGTAATCAAGCATTTAAAAAAGTTTAAGCCGCTTCAAATCAAAACCATGCACGGTCTATCCTTGAAACGGCCTAATAATTTAATGGGGTGCATCCCGGTTATATATTGTAGTTTAACTCCGCTCCCGTTAGTGCGTAATAAAGATTTTGATACTCATGCAAAGTTTCAACAGTTGTTATATACGAATAAGAAAGTTGAATTTCAAGCCTCCCGGATGTAGTCCATTTATGGGTATAGCCCCCATGTGAGAGGTTAGGTTTTATGCTATCAATTAATTCCGGTGTTATCGGTATAGGATTTAATTGTTCGAGTGAATATTCAATGCCATAGCCAAAAACTTTTACTTTGTTTTCTGTAATAGTTTTCATTCTTACAATTTCATCAACTTCAAATCCTAAAGTTAAATAAACACAGTTCGCTATTCTCAGCTCTCTTCCTTCAATCATAATCCTTTATTTATAAAAATTACATTCTCATAATCCTGCTGCAATCCATCATAACACAGTTGCCCATATGGTAAGATTGGAACATTGTACTGGTTAATTAAAGCCGACATGACCGCTTGATCATGGCGGTGTGCCCTGAATCCCGGTCTATCGCTACCGTTGTTTTGGAAAGCCCCGCCATCAATAGCCAGCGCCATCCAATCATTGAATATTAACCGGCCGGTAGGATTGGTAATATCCAAAACAAAGGCGCATGACATTATTTGCTTCATGCCTTCCAATTCCGCTTCACTGATTCCCATACGCTGGCAGGCTACATCACTGATCCAATCTTTCAGTGGAAAGCCGTCATTATTGAAGGAGCAAACGCCATGCACTGCAGCATAATCTAACAGCGGCTGCGGGTCTGCTACTAATATCATCGTACTGTCACACCAGATGATTTGTTCCGCTCCCTGTTCTATTGCTTCCTGGATTAAATAAGGCTTGAAAGCATACGGTGTTTGGCTATGGTGAGGACAAAGGCCATGAGCTTTTGTAACGGGGTATTCACCCAGTTTAATATCAACGCCGGAATATTGGTCACAGTAGCCATCAAAACAGCGGTGTAATTGTCCGCCGGTCCATCCTGTGTCAACGATGGATTTAATAAGGCGGAGCTGGGCACGTGGGTAATTTTCACGACCTGATGCGGAAAACGAAACGATTATTTTACTCATACAGTCAAACAGATATTTTCAGCGTTGCGTAATAAGACTTTTTTAAGCCCGTAATATTCAGCATGTGACCTGATAGAAAGTTCAGTTGCTCTATCGCTGTTATGTTCTACGATGAGACATTTGCAGCCTAATTCACGGAGGTTCATTTGTTGTAGGATTTTTACATCTTCGCCCTCTGCATCGATTGAGATAAAATCAAACTGAGGACTATCAATTGAAAAATGGAATGCCCCAAACTCTAACACTGGAACATCGATTGTTTTAAATTCTGTAGATGCTGCCCATTTGTCTTTATCCGCCTGGTTGAGTGTACTCAGTAGCGAAGTGTCACCATTGTTTAAATGGGAGCCGCTATCATGAAAAGAGGCCATGCCGTTATAATTGCTGATGGCGAATTGATGGCACCTTACTTTATCGTTTCCCTGGTGAAGTGATTTAAGCTTTTCAAATGCCGCCGGCGAAGGTTCCACGAGGTCAGCTGACCAGCCAGCCTCAATAAGGTGTAAAACATTTGACAACGTTTTTCCATCATTTTCACCGATCGATAATAACCGTCCTGTTTTGCCCTTAAAGTAACCGGCAATTATCTTTCCTTCACCGTTTTGGCTGTAATCGTTCATTTCTTTATTTTTTTTATTCTATTACTAAACAACCTTCTCCCATTAC